CGATCTAATCAATTGTTACACAGGCCAAAGAAACTACGAATTTATTTGAATTAGCTCAATCGCTTGGATATAAACCAAAATTATATTCACCCGCCACAACTAATTTAATAGTATATCAATTAATCCCATCCATTGGTACGGGAAACAATGTTAGACCTGATTTAGATTACGCCCTAAAAATAAAAGAGGGTATGCAGGTTTCATCTACACAAAATGCAAATGTTGTTTTTAATACCACTAGAAAAGTAGATTTTGCTTTTTCATCATCATTTGACCCAACGGAAATATCGGTTTATCAAATAAATGAAACAACAGATGAGCCTGTTTTATATCTTTTCAAAAAAAGTGTAAGTGTAATTAGTGGGGAAGAAAAAACGGCTGATTTTACATTTGGTTCACCAAAACCATATGATAAAATTAAAATAGATGATACTGGAATTATTGATGTTATAAAAATAGTTGATAGCGACGGTGATACTTGGACTAAAGTAGATTATTTAGCACAAGATACTGTTTTTGAACAAATACCAAATAATTCAGATTACACATTAAACTTAAACCAATACAGTTCCGAAACCCCATATCTTTTAAGGTTAAAAAAAATACCGAAAAGATTTATTACACGGGTTGATGAAAATGGTTCTATAACAATACAATTTGGAGCAGGGGTATCATCAAATGCCGATGAAGAAATATTACCAAATCCAGATAATGTTGGTTCTAATTTGTATAAAGCAAAGACTGATTTATCACAAACAATAGACCCATCTAATTTTCTTTACACAAAAACATATGGAGTTGCACCAGCAAATACAACATTGACTGTAACATATAGAGTTGGTCAGGGGGTTGCTGATAATGTAATATCAAAAGATTTAACTCAAATAATAAACATAGAGTTTGAAAATGAAACAACTCCAACAAATACGGCACAATGGAACACTATAAAAAATTCGGTTGCGGTAATAAACGAAGAGGCTGCTAGTGGTGGTAAGGTAGAAGATAGTGTTGAAGATGTTAGAAATAACACTATGGCATTTTTTGCATCCCAAAACAGATTAGTAACCGCAGAAGATTATGTTGTTAGAGCTTATGCAATGCCGGCTCAATTCGGAGCTGTTGCAAAAGCATATGTAGCACCCGATTATCAAATTAAATCTTACAATAGAATGGTAAGTGGTGTTGCATCCGCAGGTTCTCTTCAAATACCAAACCCACTTGCTATTAATTTATATACTTGTGGATATAATTCAAACGGAAACTTAACACCTTTGAATAGTGCAACAAAACAAAACCTTAAAAATTATATTTCTTATTATAGAATGTTGACAGATGCTGTAAATATTAAAGATGCGTACATTATCAATATTGGTATTAATTTTGAAGTAGTAGTTTTACCAAATTATAATTCTAATGAAGTATTATTAAGGTGTATTAATGAATTAAAAAAGTATTTCAGTATACCTGATGCCCAAATTAATAGACCGATATTATTATCAGATATCTATGTTTTGTTAGATAGGGTAGATGGTGTTCAGACTGTAATAAGACCTGATTTAAATGGTGTGGGTGGTTTACAAATAGTAAATAAATACAATGGGGTATATTCATCACATGTCTATGATATTAAAAAAGCGACAAGAAATGGTATTATTTATCCAGCAAAAGACCCATCAATTTTTGAAGTAAAGTATCCTGATTTGGATATTAGAGGTAAAGTAGTTCCGTTATTTTAGGGAGAAATAAATGATTTATAGAATATATCCTCAAAAAGATACTACAATATATGAAGATTCTACACGAAAATTACAAAATGTAGGAAAAGATGAAATATTGGAAGTAGGTAAATTTTTTGATACCGATGATACAACTCTATTGGGTAATAGTAGGATATTGATACAATTTAACTTATCTCAAATATCACAATCAATCAATAGTGGAACAATATCAGGTAGTATAAAATACTACCTAAACCTAATTTCATCTGATGAAAGAGAAATACCTTCTGAATATGATTTGTATATTTACCCAATATCACAAAGTTGGTCAGAAGGTGTTGGTTCTTTGCCCGATACACCTCACAATGAAAATGATTCAAACTGGGTTTATAGAAACACAAATATTAGTTGGAGTGTTCAATCACCAATAAATTCAGGCTCATATTGGTCAATTAATGCAGGTGGTGGAACATGGTTTACATCCTCTGTTAATGGGACTATTTATTCGCAATCTTTCAGTAGAAATGTTTCGGATTTAAATATAGAAATAACTCAATATGTAAATGATATTCTAAATGGTAGTAGACAAAATAATGGGTTTATAATTAAAAGGTCTAATACCGATGAAACATCATCAATTAAGTATGGTGTATCAAAATACTTTTCAACCGAAACACATACCATATGGGTGCCTACATTAGAAGTTAAATGGAATGATTCTCAATTTCAAACAGGCTCACTTTCTGCATTGACTTCGGAAAATATTGTTTTATATACAAAGGGATTAAAATCCGAATATAAACAAGATTCAAAAGATAGGATTCGGGTTTATGGTAGAGAAAGATATCCACAAAGGACATTTGGTAATAGTGGTGCATTATCTACCGTAAAATATTTACCAACATCCTCTTATTGGTCATTAATAGATGTTGAAACTGAATTAGAAATTATCCCATTTGATACTACTTATACAAAGATTGAATGTGATTCTACGAGCAATTATTTTGATTTTTGGTTTAATTCATTACAACCTGAAAGATATTATAAATTTGTTTTTAGAATAGATTCTGATGGTCTGGAAAAGTATTACGATAATGATTTTTATTTTAAGGTAGTTAGATAATGGAAAGAGAAATAAAAAGAAACAATCAAGGAAGAATTCTATCATATTCATTATCAGATTCAAATGATACTTATGGTGTAATTGAGTTGAATAATTTTGTTAGAAAATTTGAAAATCTTTCTTTTTTACAAATTATCCCAACAAATGTTGAAGATGTTTCGCCGGAAATTATTTCGGGAAGTACTGAGTTTTTTCAGATATTAGGTAATAACCAAAATAATCAGACTACCACTCCTACAACTTCTACTACCAATAATAGTATTGGTGGTGGTGGTATAATAACAAATGACCCATCGTTAGGTAATAGCCCTATTGAAATGCAATAATTTCTAATCAGAAAGAAATAGAATATGTCTTTAGATAGATTTGTAAATGTAAATGAAGTTTTAGATACCAAACCGGTGTATGGTGAAACTTTTGCGCAAGCTACTAAAATTAATTCCTATAATTTAAAACTATCACCTGATGATAGCCTCCTTAAATTAAGACTTAAACAAAAAACTGATAACTTTTCAACATTTCCTATTTCCTTTGAAATACCGGCTTCTTTGGAATTACATATATACGATACTGAAAATAATTTATTAAAATCGGTTTACGATAAAAAATTTATACAAACACAAAATACTTCGTTTGCATTTTCTCCTGAAAAAGATATTAGAGAGGCTGGGTTTGATTTTGGGGTATATACACTTGTTTATAATCCATTATACAATTTTTTTGGTGGGTTGGATACAAACAATATAACAATAGGGGAAATTTCTTCTGATAGAACCGAAATAAAAGCCAATGGTATATTGCAAAATCCACCAATGTATTTAATAAAAGAAATTCAAAGTGGGGTTCAAAGCGATAGTAATTATATTTTTACAAAAAATAGGCCTGAATTCATTTTAAATTTTGGTAATAATAATATATCTGATGTCGCTAGTATAAAGTTTATTGGTGACCTTAACGGAAGCGATGATGATTTTATAAGCGATGTTTATATAAAATTAGTAACACCAATCAGCGATACTATAAACATTGGTGATAGGTTTTCTATAGATGGGAGATTGCAAAAATCTTATGTTGAAAAAATTATAGTTTATAATCAATTTAGTGAAGTAGAACCCGAACAAGTTCTAGAACCAAACTTTAATATTGAATTAGATAAATTCGGTAAATCTGATGGAACTGATTTTCAAACATGGAATGATTTATTGGGCGCAAATTTACCAACATCGCAGCAAATAATAGATTCATATTTCAGCGGTTCTTTTGGAAACATAAAATTAAACATAGATTATTCTGATTTTTCTAAGTTTGTTCATTATTCATCCGCAACCGAAAGAGTTGATAATTTTTTTTACAAATTACAAACAATTGAAACATATAATGCTAGAATACAAACACTACAACAAGTTTCAGGTTCTCATGCATTAACAAACATATCTCAATCAATCTCTCGTAGAGATACTTTAATTGGTGGTTTTGATGGATTTGAAAAATGGATGTATGAAAGTGTAAGCGCTTCATTATACACCCATTATTCAACATCAACAAATACGATTGTACCTTATCCAAAACAATCCACATATCCAATTGTATTTTACCCAACAACCAGCTCACAAGCAGAAAGTTGGTATGAAGGAGTTTATAGTTCAGCATCATTATATGATTCGCAGAATGAATCTGCTCTTATAAATTTAATTCCGATTTCATTAAAAGAAGATCCGTTAAACCAAGATTATTTATTATTTGTTAATATGATTGGACAGCATTTTGACATTTTATGGACATATGTTGAATCATTAACAAACATTAATAAGCGAGAGGAACATCCAAATGATGGTATGTCGGATGAATTATTATACGATGTTGCAAAATCAATGGGGTGGAATTTATCCAATGGTTGGGGGCAAGCTAATTTATGGGAATATGTTTTAGGAACTGATGCATCTGGAAATCGTTCAACAACTATTGGCGGATTGGAAACAAAACCAAAACAAAAAATAAGAGCAGAGGTTTGGCGTAGAATATTAAATAACTTACCATATATTTACAAATCAAAGGGAACAGCCCGTTCTATTAAAGCCCTTTTATCGTGTTATGGTATACCTGAAACGCTTTTGAAAATACGGGAGTTCGGCGGCCCTAAAGTTGTTGATGAACCTAATATATATGAATCGGAAAGATTTATATATAAAGTAGAAACAACCGATTCTAAACCAATAAGAAATCCATTTGGAACTATTAATGGTAGTAGACCTAATTCAATTGAAGTAATTGGTAAAATGCCGTTGGGTGATTTTACAATAGGTAGATTAACTGGGGGTGGAACTGATTTAAATTTTGAATGGAACTATTCCGGCGGACAAGCTAGAATACTTGCAAAAACAGGTTCTTCTATAATAATGAGTTCATCTTATATGAATTATAAAAGTAGAAGGGATGGTTCTTTTGGTATAGTTTCGGGTAGTTCAACGACAATTTACGCAGCATTTAAAGATGATTTTGGAAATGTACTTGCATCTTTATCAGCCACATCTCCTACTGCTAATACTATATTTGGTAGTTCAACTCAATTTATTGTTGGGGATGGTGTTGGGGATTACGCAACAACCGCATCAATTCAAGAAATAAGATATTATTCATCATCACTTTCACAAGAGATATTTGAAGAGCATGCAAAGAATACTGAAGCATATTTTTCGGATGATAATACAACTGATTTAAACAGCACATTTTCATATAAAAATTTGGTTTATAGAATATTTCCTGATAGTGGGTTTACATCATTACCAACTGCGATATCATCATCACATCCTAATCAATTTTTTAAAACAACCTCTGGAGGTTCACCATTAACCGCATCATTACCAAATCACATATCATCTGATTTAGTTGGTGAGGTTGATACTCAATTTACAAAAATACCATCTGTTGGTGCTTTGAATTTAAATAACAACAAAGTAAGAATTGAATCTTCAGTTTTAAGTTCATCATTGGATGTTGATAAAACAGCGGAAGTATCTCAATATGATTACGCTCCATTTGATTCAAATTTAGTAGCGTTGTATTTTAGTTCAACTGATGTTGTGAATAATGATATATATAATTCAGAGGGATATTTTGAGGTAGATGATTGGGTTGGAGACCCAGATGATAGATTCAATGAAGATTATCCGCAATTAAGATATAGGGCTACAAAATATTTTGATAAATATGTTAATTTAACGGCAGCATCAGGTTCTGCTCAAAAAAGGGGAACTGCTATTGGGTTGTTGTTGAAAATGCTTTCTATATACGACCATAGTATATTTGAGCAAGTTAAACAATTAATACCTGCTAGAAACGAATACATTGGTGGTGTGTTGTTAGAACCACACATATTGGAAAGAAACAAATATAAGAGGGGTGATAAAATATCACACACACAAAATGATTACTTAGCTAATATTAGTTTACTGCCACAAAGTATAGTTGGAAGCAAGAATGATTATTTAGCGGAGATAGACTGGAAAGATGCTCATTTACAATCAACATATCAATACACAACACCAATTCTTTCAGCAAGTAGTGGGGTATATTCTTTAACAACCACAAATGGTTACTGGAATTATTCAGCCACTAGTTCTATTATGGGTCAAAGATTATCTACTGCAGCAAATACAACACAATATTTTTATTCATCTTCATTATCAGCATCAATTGGTAATTATTATTCATCATCATTAGTACCCGCAGCAACTCAAACCGATGAATTGCCTGCAAGCTTGCAAAATTTAAGATTTGATGGTTGTAATAGTGGGGTAACATCAATTGATGGAAAATCAAGTGTAGAAATATTTACAGCAGACCCATTTGTATTGGGAGTAGCACCACAAAATGTATCGGTACAAGATGCGACAGTATCTACACCCACAACAACAACAATACCAATTACAACTGGAGCAGCCTCCGCTGGTAGATTAATTGTGTAACTAATTGGAATTAAATTTAAAAAATCTATATTTATAAGAAATAAAAGTAGGAAATTATATGGGATATTTAGATAATACATCGGTAACTGTTGATGCTATATTAACAAAAAAAGGTAGAGAGTATTTAGCATCCGGCCGTGGAAACTTTGAAATTACCAAATTCGCTTTGGGTGATGATGAAGTTGATTATACACTATGGAATACCGCACACTCATTGGGTTCGGATTACTATGGTGAGATAATTGAGAATATGCCTGTTTTAGAAGCAATTACCGATGAAAATTTTGCGTTAAGATATAAATTATTAACTTTACCAAAGAACGCAACATCCGTTCCAATTTTTTCTGTTACGCCGGCTAGTATAAGTGTTCCACAACAAAGTGTGTTACCAGCAGCGGGTGGTTCGGTTATCTTTACTATTAGTGGTGATTTACAACCTTACACTGTAACATTGTTGGATGATACATTGGGGACTATTGAAGTTATTAATAATGAAAGTTTCCGATTTACGGCTGTTAATAAATTGATACCTGAAACAACACAATCAACAAAAATAATTGTTGTTGGTAATGTAACTGGTGGTAGAGTTGATATAAATGTAACGGTTACACCAACTGTTACATCAACAACAACACAAGCCACAACTGTTAGAGGTATTTAATATAAAAAAATAGGAATATATAAATGGCAACTAAAACAATACAATTAGGAAGCTCAAGTGCTAGTGCTGGTTCATTATTTACATTTGAACAAATAATAGCAGATGATATTTATCAGGATGATTCACAACGAGTAACGCGTGGGTTGTTTAGTGGTAATGCAGCATCATTAGCAACATTTTTTACCTCTTCTGCACAAAGCGCTTCTTCGGGTAATTATTACTATGATGTTTATGATAAAGTTGGGACTGATTCAACGAGAGAGGTTCAATTTTCAATAGCATACGGCCATGCTCTCGGTAGTGGTTCTTTGGGTTCTACTGCTGCGGGTATAGGTTTTGCGGATTCACCATCTCGTGCTATTTACGCACAATATCAACAAACCTTATTACCATCATCAACTGTTAAATTTAATTTTACAGGCGTTGGTGATGAAAATTCTATATACATCGTTAATTTCAAAAGAAGTAGATTAAAAGATAAATTGGATAGAGGTAATTGGGAATTAACAATAAGTGGTTCTGGTAAGCAAATAAAATTGATAGATGATTCAGCGGATGTAACACAGTTATCATCGGCTGAACAAGAATATTACAATGTTGTATCAGGTTCATTGGCAACGGGGGTTAATACAGCGGCTTCTACACTAACATATGGACGGGTTTATCCACAAAGAGGGGTAATTGTCTTATCAGGCACTGCGCTTGATGTATCTGCCTCATTGGGAACAAACACATCAACAAATGCCAATGGAAACAATTCATTTAAGTTATTCTCTGCTATCAGTAGGTCGGCTGCTGTTGATTCTACAAACAACGCTTTTAAAGCCAGAAATGAAGAAGAAGTTAAATCCACATATTACTTTTTAAGAGTAAGAAACAGTAAATTTAATTTTAGTAATAACCCATCGTATGTAACATCTTCCGCAAATGGGGGATATACACTATCACAACCAACTTTTGTAAATGACCCAAAATCATACATTACAACAATTGGTTTGTATAATAATACAAATGAAATGTTAGCGGTTGCAAAATTATCACAACCTATTTTGAAATCATATGCTAATGAAATTCTTTTAAAAGTAAAATTAGATTTCTAAACAATGATAATTAATGGCAGAACAAAAAATTGTATTAAGAGGAAGTGATTCCGAAACCATTAATGTTGGGTTTAAACGAATAAATCAATTATTTTCTCAAGAAAGAGAATTTATTGCACATAAAAGGTATGAAGTAACCGATTCAAATCATTATACATCGTTTGGTATTTCAACCCTAAGAGCTATTAAACCGCATGTTAGTGGTACGTTTGAATTTACCTCTACCGATTTAACACAAAGTTCTACCTATGATGGTTTGAGTGGTATTTATCAAAAAACACTATGGAGAAGCTTGTATCAAACGCATTTTGCAGATGATTCAAGATTAACACTACACCCAACAGCATCAATTTTATCAGTTCCTGTTTATAAGTTTGGGTATGAAATAAAACCTAAATCAGTTAATATAACAAATTATTATGGTTCATCCACCGATTTTAGATATTATACCGATTCTAAAATAGATTCTAATTTTGGAACTATTGTATCATCATCAGCGACATATGGTTATATTTTTTATAGGGAGGGTTTGATTGTAATGACTAACACCTCATCAATTAATCAAAACACTTTTTTGGGTAATGGTGAATGGGATTACACATTAAATCGTGGGTTTGTTTTAAATTATAAAGCAACAAAAACAATTGATGAAACAAATATAACCTGTCATATTGGTAAAGATGAGTTTAATGTATCTACTCACCCAACATCATTAGTTAGTGGTTCTTTTGGAAGTAGAGCAGGGTTTACAACATCATCCGTATTTTCTCCATATATTACAACGATTGGATTATATAATGATAACGATGAAATGATGGCTGTTGCTAAATTAGGTGCACCTTTAAAGAAAAGTGTAATTACGGATTTATTTATAAATGTGAAGTTTGATATAGATTAGTTATGGGAAAAAATTGGGGTCATATCCAAAGGACTAAGGGGCATCGCTCCGGTCTTGAGGATAAAGTTTCGGATGAATTAAAAAGTAAGGGTATTGATGGTGAATATGAAAAGCATCAAATACAATATACTAAACCTGCTACAAATCACACATATAAGCCTGATTTTAGATTACCAAACGGAATATTCGTGGAAACAAAAGGAAGATTCACATTAGAAGATAGAAAAAAACATCTTTTGATAAAACAGCAAAAACCTGATTTAGATATTAGATTTGTATTTCAGAACCCAAACGCAAAATTAACTAAAAAATCAAAAACTACATATGGAATGTGGGCAGATAAAAATGGATTTAAGTGGTCTAATAAAGATATACCACAAGAGTGGATAAATGAAGAACCAAAATCATTTTTATTTGGATAATTAGATTTTCTGTTGTATATTGTGTGGGAATGGGTATAATAAAAACATACGCAGTAGAGCATACTACATTTAATTCTAACATTCGTGCTTTCTTGAAAAGGTGGCACTACTCGGATTATGTCAATATACAAACAAAACACGCTTTTATTTTATTGCGTGAAGGAAATTTTGGAATGCCTGAAATAATTGGTGTATGCATTTACACCCGTCCTGCCGGCCCAACTGCTGGGCAGACTTATCACCCCACTCGTCCTGATAAGGTATTGGAGTTACGAAGATTATGTTTAGTTGATGATACACCTAAAAACGCAGAGTCCTATTTTATATCCAAAACAATTAAGTGGTTAAAGAAAAATACGGATTGGGAATATATTATAAGTTACGCAGACCAAAATCAAGGACATAGTGGTGTTATATATCGGGCTTCTAATTTTAATTATTTAGGTGAAACATCCCCATCAAAATCTTTGGAGGTTGATGGAAAATCATTTCACATTAGAACACTTTCTATGTTAGATAGGCCGTATGGCGTTGAAATAAACAAGAGATATAAAGCTGGTGATTCCGGTGTAAAAATAATTACTAATTTACCAAAACATATTTATACATATGATTTAAGGGGTTATGGAAGAAAGATTGCTTGAGCTTTTAGAACGGGTATTGGGAAAGAGTAAAAAAACTACTGGGGATAATTATGCTTTTTACTCACCATTTACAGACCACTATAAACCAAAGCTTGAAATAAATATTAAAACCCAAAATGGTGAAAATCGTTGGCACTGTTGGATTTCAGACGAGAAAGGAAAAACAATCCGTTCTCTTTTTAAGAAGCTGGGTGTATCAAAAGAGGTTTGGGATGAACACAACTCTATTTTAAGTAAAGTTGATAGATTTGTAACTCAGAGGGAATATAATGATGTTATAGAAAGGGTGGAATTGCCAAAAGAGTTTCATCCATTATGGGAAAATAGAAAATCACCAATTTATAATCATGCTCTTAATTATGTTTTGGGACGGGGTATAAGACCGGGTGATATTGTTAAATACAATATAGGTTATTGTGAAGAGGGTGTATATTCTAATAGAATAATAATTCCATCCTATGATTCGGAGGGTATATTAAATTACTTTGTCAGTAGGGCTTTTTACGATACACCACAAAAGCATAAGAATCCAAAAGTATCAAAAGATATTATTGGTTTTGATTTATTTATAAATTGGAATGAACCAATTGTAATTTGTGAGGGTGTCTTTGATGCTATCTCTATTCGTAGGAACGCAATACCAATTTTTGGTAAAACCATTCCGCAAAAGTTAGAAAAAAAGATATTAGATAAAAAAGTATCCAAAGTGTATGTGTGTCTTGATAAAGATGCTATCCAAAATTCTATTCAGTTGTGTGAAAAACTTATGGGATTTGGTATTCAATCACATTTGGTTGATTTGGATAAAGAAGATGCATCTGAATTGGGGTATGACAAAATAAACACTAAAATATATAATACACCCCCGCTTGATTTATTAAAGTTGGTTGAACACAAAATGTTTGGGAGAAAATGAAGAAGTTAAATAAGATTTATCACATAGCAGATATTCATATCCGAAATTTAAAAAGGCATAAAGAATATAGTTTGGTGTTTAATCGTTTATATGATTATCTAAAATCGGTAAGGGATGATGATTCAATTATCCTTCTTGCAGGCGATATTGTTCATGCTAAAACTGATATGACACCTGAAGTAGTTGATATGACGCAAAACTTTTTAAGAAGTTTATCTGATATCATGCCTACAATTTTGATTCCTGGTAATCACGATGCAAACTTAAATAATCCTTCACGATTAGATGCTCTTTCACCAATTGTCCAAGCTTTAAATCACCCAAACTTACATTACTATAAAAACACAACAATATTTGAATTTGGTGGTGTTACTTTTGCACACAAATCCGTTTTTGATGGTTCGGATGGATTTATACCCAGCTCAGATGTTGATGGTGAATTTAAGATAGGTTTATTTCATGGGCCGGTTGATGGAATACAAACCGAACATGGTTTTAAGATTGATAATAAAAAAGTTACGGTAGAATCTTTTAATGGATATGACTTAGTTCTTTTGGGGGATATCCATGTTCCCAACAATTCGGTTGGGGGAGTGCATACAATAAAATATCCAGGCTCCCTGATTTCACAGAACCACTCAGAATCAATTTATCCTGAACATGGTATATTGGTATGGGATATACAAACAAAGTCCTCTACATTCGTTCATATTGAGAATGCGTATGGGTATGGAACGATAGATATTGATGGTGGTAAAATAACTACAAATGGATACATTCCACCAAAACCCAGATTAAGGTTGCGGGTAAAAGATACTACAACAACCCAATTAAATAAGATTATAACACAATTAAAAAAGAAATACGAAGTAGAAGAATTAAGTATTCAAAAAGTATTATCTACGAATGATGTTGGTAAAAGAGAGCAAATAACTTTATACAATGTCAGAGATGTTGGTTTTCAAAACAAATTGTTGGAAGATTATTTAACATCAAAATTTGGAATTGATACTGAAACATTAGAAGTTGTAAAGAGTATTAACGCTGATATAAACTCAAAAATTGTAAATCCATATTCAATAAGAAGTTCGGTTTGGATACCAAAGGTATTTGAGTTCTCAAACATGTTTTCGTATGGTGAAGATAACTACATAAACTTTCAAAATATGAAAGGTGCGTATGGTGTCTTTGCACCAAACGCAAGTGGTAAATCATCTTTGTGGGATGCTTTATCTTTTTGTATTTTTGATAAGTGTTCGAGGACATCAAAAGCAGTTGATGTAATGAATTATTCTAAAAACAATTTTTATTGTAAGTTTATTTTCGAGTTGAATGGGAGGGATTATGTTATTGAAAGAAAAGCAAATAAATCTACAAAAAAAGGAACTGTAAAAGTTGATACTCAGTTTTATACTTACAATGATGCTGGTGATATTGAAAGTTTGAATGGTGATGAAAGAAGGGATACAAACTCGGTTATCAGGCAGTATGTGGGAACATATGATGATTTTATATTGACTGCTCTTTCTACTCAATTTAATAATTCAGGTTTTATTGATAAATCGCAGAAAGAAAGAAAAGAACTACTTGCTCAATTTTTGGATATGGATGTGTTTGAGCAGTTATATTCTGTGGCAAGTGAAGAAATAAAAGAATTATCAACCCTATTGAAAGATTATAAGGGACAAGATTTTCCAACAAAATTATCATCTGCTGAATTGAATGTTCAAGCTATGACAGGTTCTATTTCTAAATTGGAATCTGAAAAAGTTGAATTAGAATCTCAATTAAACATATTGAATCAAAATATTGAAAATAAATCTACTAAGTTGGTTGTAGTGGATGGAACATTAAATTTAGAATCGCTTAACAACGAACTGATTGAATGTAAAAATGATAGTAAAGTGGTATCATACGCCATTAGAGATATGGAAGCAGATTTAGTTCCGTTGCAAGAAAAACTTTCTAGGATTTCTGATTTTTATACTCAATATAATTTAGAAGAATTAAAACAAAAAGATAATGAATGGCGTATTTTAGAGCGTGATATTTCTTTAATAAGGGGAACTGTATCAAAGTATGAAATTGATTTATCGCACAATAAAAAGCATTTAGATGGTATTGGTTCTTTTACATACGATGATAATTGTGAACATTGTGTAAATAATAAAAATACACCATTTGCACAACAAAGTTTGGAGTTAGAAAAAAAGATAAATTCGTTAAACACAAAAATTGATGAGTTAAAAATCCAGTTGAGTGAAAAAATAGAAGCGCAGCGTGGTTGTGATGTGAAATCCGATTTGGAAAAGGTAAACCAAATCAAAGAAAAGGAGCAACAAACCAATAGCAAATATTACTCATTATTATCTCAATTAAATGATTATAAATCTGATTATACAAAGATTGAGACAAGATATGAAAAATTGGTTGATGATATTGAAAAGGCTAAAAAGCAAGAAAAATCTGTTGAGTTCAATAGGATATTAACCGAAGAAATTAATGATTTGAAGCAAAAAAGAAAAGAGATTCAATCCGAACTTGCGGATGCTACAAATAATTTAATTGATTTATTGGGGGGTTTACGGGTTCAACAAAATATAATTGAAACGGTGAACCAATCTATTGAAAAATTAAATTTAATGGAAATAAAGTATGCCGGATATGAGTATTATTTATCAGCTGTAAAAAGAGATGGTATTCCATATGGGTTGATATCAGAAATATTACCAAAGTTGGAAGTAGAAATAAACAATATACTTCAACCAATTGTAGATTTCCAAATTATATTGGATACTGATGGTAAAAATATCAATTCATATATTTGTTATGGAGATGATAAGTATTGGCCATTAGAATTGACTAGTGGTATGGAAAAGTTTGTAAGTTCTATCGCAATTAGAACTGCGTTAATCAATGTATCCAACTTACCTCATCCAAATTTTATCGCTATTGATGAGGGATTTGGTTCTTTGGATACTGATAATTTTAATTCTTTGTATTTGTTATTTGATTATTTAAAAACTCAATTTGATTTTATTATTACAATATCCCATATAGATAAAACGAGGGATATGGTAGACCAGATAATTGATATAAATAAAGTAAACTCTTTTTCATCTATAAAATACTTATAATTATGGGAGATACAAATGCCGTTAGAGTTTAAAAAAAGATTTAAAGAAAATTTAAAATTAATACCTGTTTATATAGAAGATAATTCATCAACATCCGATGAATATTTTGGTATTAAAGAATTTCCATCTTTTTTTGGTAGGGGTAAAAATGCTATACGAATAAAACCAAGTAGATTTACATTAAAAGCAAATTCACAAATATACATTGAGATATTAGATATAAATGGTGAATCAATATATTATGAGATACCTGATTACGAACCAGGAGATTTATCAAGATATATTTCGGCTTGGGTTTATGGTGAAAGAGATGATTCCTACAACACCCCAAATGGTGTTGGTGAAATTATATTGTGTGGAATAGCCGAAAGAACGGCTGTTGGTGGAGATATACCAGAAGAATTTAAAAATGTTTTAAATGTTAGGTGGCGTAGACGATTTTCTATAAGTAGGGATGTTAGAACCGAATCTCCAATTGTTTTCTTTAATCAGAATGCAGCGCCAACTATAACTGTATCGGAGTCATTATCTTTTTATAAAGAAATACCAGCAGAAACTTCATTACAATTAGTAACACAATCTATCAATCAAACTATTGTTTACTCATCTGATTTTTCAGGTCAAAATGTTTTTTTAGAAACACCATCGTATCAATTAAATCAAAATTCCGTTGGTGGTCAAATAAAAATTAATTTACAAAATGTTTCATTAACACCACAACTTACATCAGCAGAAATAAGTGCTGGTATGTTAAAACCATTAAGTTATACTGCATCCATACAATCTTTTTTAACAAGCAGAAAATTTAGGGTTGATAAACCATTGACAGCATCGGTAATAACTAAAACCGAATCATTACAAAAAACATTTACCGCATTTTCTACGGGTAGTTTTATTTTAGAAACTATTAATACTGGTTCTGCTACTACATTTTCCCAATCACTAGCACATATCACAGTAAAGAATATAAATCCACTTGTAGGTAATATTGATAAAATAAATGTTTATATTAAATCAAAAGCAACGGGAGATACTACAACTGAGTATCAGTTAATTGGAACAAAATTAATAAACGAACCCATAACAGGTTCTTTGACAGATATCTATTCCGATACAAAAACAAATTTAACCGAATCAACTTATACATTTATTTTTAACCCACCAAATAAAAATACTGCAACTGATATAAAGGTTGAATATTTAAATTCTCTAAACGATTTTGCAAACTACGAGTCGGTATTATATAACCATTATTTTCAAGGATATAATGCTCAATCAACTGGTGGTGGTGATATTACCGAATTAAGCCAATCTTTATCATCTTTAAGTGATATTGTTATTGATGTGAGTAGTAGTTTAATAACAACTAACTCCGAATTGACATCGGTGAGTAGTAGTTTAGTAACAACTAATTCTACATTGACATCAGTAAGTAGTAGCTTAGTGGTAACAACCGCAACAGCAAGTACCGCATACACATTATCAACAAATATTTCGGATGTTATTACTGAAACCGAATATGATCGATTGGGATTAGATTTAACAGGTACTATTTGGGGAGGAACAACCCCACCAGTACCAGAAACTTTGAGCGACCAAAATAAAACCAATTTTGGTAATGGTGATGTTCCAGTAATAAGAAATCCTAACAGAGATGGATTGACATTGAATGGTGTTTTGGCCGACCCAGATGGATATCTACAAATTAAATTAAAAAATGATTATTCGGGTGGTTCTGGGCTAGCAGATGTTATAATATTTTTACCATATTATTCATCATCATATACATCATAATTGATTAATCAATAATCTTATATTTATATTCATATGGGAAATTTAATAAAAGAATGGGTTAAATCTGTATTAACCGAAGAAGTAAATAAGACTGTTGTAGTTTACGCGGGTAGATTTCAACCATTTCATAAAGGGCATTACGCAACATATGCGCATTTAGTATCAAAATTCGGTAAAGAAAATGTATTCATTGGGACATCCAACAAAAGTGGTGGACCAAAAGACCCTTTCAATTTTTTGGAGAAGAAAAAAATAATGACCACAATGTTTGGTGTTCCACCCAACAAAATTGTTCAAGTAAAAAATCCATATAATCCAACGGAAATATTAAAAAAGTTTTCAGATGAAACAACTGCATTTGTAACTGTTGTTGGTGAGAAAGACGCTGCAAGACTTGGTGGAAAGTATTTTAAGAAATTTCATTCGGGGGATGGTTTCAAACCCGCATTTGGTTATAAAGACCATGGGTATGTGTATGTATCACCTTCTCAAAAGAATCCAATAAGTGGAACGGATGTTCGTAATTGGTTATCGAAGGGGAGTGATTCA